GGCGATGAAAACGGATTTTCAACCCAAATGCTTCCCTCCCACGCGGGGAGGGGTGTCAGCCCATCGAGACATTAGGTTCGATAGGTCTGCACTGCGCGCTGATGGCAGTACAGTGGCTGCTGACATGAATGTTTCCAGATACTGCGTTGAAGCCAGTATCTCGGGAGCAGGACTGTCCCGTTTGGTGTCGGATGTTCTAGGAGACATCCCTATCGACGCCATCGGGTCTCGCGATCAGCGAGACTCGATTAGAGCAATAGTTAAGTCTGTGGTCCTAGCCATACTCTCATTCGTTAAAGTGCGCAACGGAATGAGATGGAGAAAGATTGTTCTGTCATTGCACAAGACAGCCCAGAGAATCGTCGAGGTATCTGACGAATTCTCGGAGGAACAATCCTATGTCAAGTATTATTTTGACAAATACCTGTACATCTATTTTCAGGGAAATAGTCTTGGTTATCCGAAACCAAAGGATAATTATAGACCGTTGTTCTCAGGTCTTGTAAGTAGATTGGTGTTTCGTGCAATCAAGCACGGCGATGCAAGTTTTCTGTATTCACTGCAGAAAGGTTGCAAGCAGTCATGGACATCTCTTTCAGATAAAAAGAAGGAGATGGCCCTGGCTAAGCACAAGGAACGTTTATCAGTTCCTCGTCCACCAATTGAGGGTGATATTCAATATCACCTTAGAACTACGAGTCGCCAACTTTTTGCAAAGCTGGATGATGTTTCGAAGTTCCTACCTACGGGAAGTGCTTGTCATGAGAAATCCCGAAGGGCCGGCGGAGCATTGGCGCTCACCGATCCTTTTTCCTTTGAAATTGAGCACCCGCAATTGGGTGCCCTACCTTCACTGAACCTGTCTTTTGCACAATGGCGACAGGAACAGTTTTCAAAGTTTGAAGATATAGCCATTTCCGAAATTGAGACGACTGGCCGGAACGTTGAGATAATCGCGTTACCGGAGCCGGGTAAATTTCGGATTCTGTCTAAAGGTAGTGGGTATTTGTACTCAGTATTACAGCCCTTACAGGGTGTGATGCTGGGTGCATGGAAACGATCTTCCTTCTCTACGATGAGAGATGAAGACTTAACTAGCAGAATTAATCGACTCGATCAAGAGGTTGATTTCTTCTGCATGTGGAGGAGTGGTGATTATGAGGCTGCGACGGATTTAGTCAAACGTGAGGCAACTACTCTGGTGATGGGTGTTCTTACCCATGCACCACAGCATGTCCTTGCGATGATGACTCTGTCGCAGTCCTTCATGGCGACCTACCCCGATGGGAGTAGGGCGGAATTGATCGAAGGCCAATTGATGGGCCATCCACTATCGTTTGCGATCCTATGTGCGATTAATTTATCTGCATATAGGGCTGCAGTGGAGCGATATTCCAAAGAAGTTCATCTCTCAAAGGAAAGAGAGGATGTTCTTTTGCGGAATGTGATTGTTATGGTGATGACATTTTGTTTAAGTGTGATCGTCGGTTATCCGAGATTTTTGACGATGTATCGTCGAACCTCGGTTTTCTTAAGTCAGCTGGGAAAGATTATTTGTCTCTTCACAGTTGTCTTATTAATAGTCAGCTCTTTCGACGAAGGGGCGGAGTGATGGTCCGTTGCGGATATCTTAATCAGCGTCTGATTGCAGGTTCCTCACTTAAGTGTGGGGATAGCCATGCTACACCTGTCGGTATTGCACAGGCGGTTAATCAGATGTGTGAACTTGAACCTAGGACTGCCAGGGTTATCCCTCTGATTCTTGAGAGATGGTCTGGTGACATTTCGGGGTTTACTCCGAATTGGTTCATCCCTGCCCCATTGGGTGGGTATGGATTAAACCCTAAGTTTTCTGATAAAGAAATTAGGTATACGCGACAACAGCGCATTATGGCGGCGAAATTCATACGGGATCCGAAACTTGCTCTTTATAAGATGCAGGCACCGGATTTCAGGTTGTCAATTTCCATGTTCAGGAAATTTACAGTGAATTACCGTTGGATGTTCGGTGACCTCGTCCTAAGAGACGGGGAGGATGTTAACGTTGATGATGAATGGTTGATGAGATTGAGTATGATGCAAAGAGCAACGCATCAGACTCTTGGTGGTGAAATTCCTGAGATTCATGCAATTCGTATTGCACTTAGGAAAAAGGACCTCTCTCCAGTTAGTGTTAAAACTTTGGAGAAGTATTGGTTTGCCAAGCTTGTTGGTAACCATGGCCCTAAATGTCCGCCTCTGAATTCCATTCGTTATTACGGTAAGATTGAGCCATTGTATTCTCGTCTTGAGCGTGCTCGACGTGATTTCAATTCCGAGCGGGTACAGAATGGATTGGTTGAGGAATTTTCCTCTTCCTTTCTCTCCATGCTACCTGCCGACATGCAGTCCCAGATGGTTAAAGACCATGCGGATCTGTCATATTCTTGGTCCTGATCTAGGATTGAGGGGGTTTCTAGTAGTAAATGTCCCAAAAAGGTGGAGGTGTAAATCTCCTTAATAATTCCGTGCTAAATTCAAGAATCCATCTGTGTACTTGTACACTTCTGATTCCGGTCGTTCCGGGAGGTTAACGTATAAATGCTCAACGTTAGCGCAGATGACCCATTGTTTATCCTTGGGCCAAAAGCCGTCAGAACTTAGTAACTTAGCGTTACGGATGAGTTGTTGTTAAATGCCGAGAGACTGCACGGGCAGCCAGTTAAGTGGTAACTAGAGATGTACAGTCCCTCTTGGTTGAGAGGGGTCCCCGATGTCAACCCCTTCTGAAAAGAAGGTCATCACCAGGCTCGAGCAGAAGTTCGAGTCCCTCCAGGGTATGCTTTCAACCCTAATGAAGGCCCAGGTTCCCAAATCTCAGAAACCTGGTAAGATGAGTAGTAAGTCAAAAAGGTCAAAGAACGGTGAGGTTAATAACCCCATGGTTCCTTTTCTTTCTAAGAATTTTGTAGGTAATGCAAAATTCATTAGAACCCCTCAGATCGGTATTCCCGACCTCAAGAACTTTTCAACTTCTTGGGTTATGGGTAGTGCTTATGTTGGAAATGGTACCCTGGGAGCGACGAATAAAGTCTACTTCCAGACACTCAGTTCCGTCAATTGGACGAGTGCAACACCTATTCCGATTGCCCCCGCATCCACTGATCTGGGAGCGACGTACATTCTTGCCATCGAAAAATTGTTTCGACGCAAAGTGTACCGCAAATTGGTTTTGTATGCTATTCCTGTGCAATCAAGCACAACGAATAACATGACCCTTACCATTGCGCCCGTTCGGGGTCCACCTGGAACAGGAGAGTTGGCGGTTGGATCAACTGATACCACCGCAGCACCATTTACACAGTCACAGTTGATGTCCTACAATGGGCAGGAAACTGTCGACTCTTTCGAGCCAATGTGTATGGATCTTACCCCCTATATTGCGGGAGGATCTGGTGCCCTTCAGAATGAATTTAATATTGCGACAATCGGATATACATCCGCGAGTATTATTAGTGGGAACGCGTCTGATTATTTGGGCGTTCTTCCTGCTTCTTTTGTTCTGGCAGGTAACTCTACTGTCTCCGCCCTCCAGGGCAGCATCACACATTTGATTGTGGTGGTCCAAATTTGTGACTATCTCGATTTTACTGGTGCTGTCCCTGTCGTCGATCCCATCGGTATGATGAAGGTCGAGGAGAAGGAACAGGAGTACATCCGTATTCCAAAACCGAAATAACTTATTATTTATGCGCTCTAAAACGAGTCATTGTACCACCAATCAGGAAACTGACAAACTAATTGTCCAGAAGTCCTCTCAATTCTGTTTTCACACCCTGTTCACCTGCGGGTTTTCATTGTGAAATCAGACCTGTCCTGCCGATTCGATCTCTCCGAAACGGGGTTGATTCTTGATGTACCACTTACATAGACCCACCATGCCTTTTGGGGCATGACGTACCTTGTAACGTACTGACGGATGAAACTTCCATCGATGTTGTTGACTTTGGGCACTACAACTTGATATATTGAGAGCTGAGACAAGTCGGAATCTCAGTTGCGTGGTCAGAGGGCCGGTTGTGCTACC